TTATCCGTCCGTCTTTTGCAAAACTTGTTATTTTTTTACCGTTCAAATATTCTTTATACCTACTCGGCCCTAAAATATCTAATTTTGTTGCATTATCCTGTCTTTCAAACCAATCACTATAATTTAATTTAGTTTGACTAGGATCATTTCTCATACCTTGAAATACAGGAACAATAATACATCTGCAATTTCTATGCAAAGGTGGATCGCTAGGCGGCTCTGTTCCTTCCCCCTGCATTCCGGGCAGTCTGTCAAATATTTTATTATCCAGTTCAGCACAAGCAAGGCAGGTAGTATCATCTAGGCAGGCTATCCATTGATAACCTTCATAAAATTCTTTATTTAATTCGTATATGTCATTTAATACAATGGAATTGGCATGATAAATTATATCGTTTATATTCGTTTCAATTGATTTTTCAATACCCGACATTAATCCTGCCATTATATTCTCCAATATGATATTGTCATTTTTATTTAATTTCCCTGCCTAAAATTAATTTGACCATATCTTTTACATTCTGCCTTGTTCTATAAGTTATTGTTAATTGTGAATTCCATGTACTGAATATCTGGTCAAATATTCTTTTAATATAGCCTTTTATATTGTCCGTATCAGAATAAGCTGTAAAAAAAACGTTTCTCAATATTTTATCAACATTAACTTTTTTAATATCTATCGGTGAATTTGTATATACCCATTTTGACTGCTCAATAATAAATTCCTTTAATTCTTTTTGCAAATAACCATATAATTTATCTCTGTAATTAATACATTTTATTTTTACAAACTTCCTACAGTCTGAATATTGTATTTTTGTTTCAATTATTTTTTTCTTTAAACAATATTCAGCTATTTCATCATTTAATTTATTAATTAATGATTGTATGTAATTTGACTGGCCGGTTGCATATCGAGTAATTTTTATTTGCCTGTATACAGCTTCATCTTTATACTGTTTTGGCATTAACCGTCTTTTAGGCATTAATCACCGCCTTCGTCAATTAATTCCGTTTCATCTGTTTCCTTTTTTTCTTCTGACTCTTTTATTTCCGGTAATTTATTAACAGCGTCTTTTTCCAATTCTGCAATAAAATCGTCAAAATCCCATTGTTCTGGAATTAATTTTAAAGATTTCAATCCTAGATAAACCGATATTCTAGGTACTTCTCCTGTAGTTCTGCCTGTTAATAATGCAACTAACGTTTGAATATTTTCATCAGAAATATCATAGTCAGTATTAAAATTAATAGCCCATTCATTTAATTTATTTATATCTTCCCCGTCTCCCTCTCCCTTTTTTCGTAATGCCAACGTAACACTATTTGATATATTTCTGGTGTATGTAGACAATACGCCGTTTTCACCAATTCGATGCACTCTTAATGCTTCCGCGCTTTCAACTCCCTTTTTTTCAGCAGCAATAATATGAGCACCTAAAATCGCCATCTGACTTTCTAAATGTCCAATACCGTCTGCAAGAGCTTTCATTCCCTGGCCTGTAAATTCCAGATACTTTACATCTGCATTAGGAACATGATCTTCATTCGGAAAAAATTTAAATTCAGTTCCGCCAATAAACATGGGTTTTGGTTTATTTGTTTCATCGTCAATTTCCGGTTTTAATCCAATTGCTAACGGTGTTGGAATTGACGTATAGTGTTTGCCGTTATTGTAATCGGCAGTATCGACATAATGTTGTAAATTCAATTGCGCTAAATCATACAACATTGATTTTTCAGGATTATTTGCAGGTATCGGATAAAATGGTATTTCGTCCATTTCATTTCCCTGCATTTTAATTGTTATTTCTTTTTCACTCGGTTCTGTCAATGATATTTTTTCATCATAAACTTTTTGTTTATATTTTTTTGTTACAGGATCGATATATAGAACGCGGTATTTATAAAATTTATCAACTGCAAATTTATCATCTTCTTTTGGAATTGTATAAGGTTCAACTAATACAACCAAAGACAACTGTTCTTTTCCGTTTATTATTTTATATTCCCAATTAATCACAGTTTCCGCAGGATAGTATTTTAAATACCACTTCAAGCCCTTATTTTTTGCTTCTGCTAGGCTGTATGCCTCCCCGTCTTTTGCATAATCAACTAGTATCCCTCCCCAATTTGTTTGTAAATTATCCGCAACAATGTTACTTACAAATTGCTCAACATTAGTCCCTTTTAAATCAACATCTTCAAGTGATTTTAAAAATGTTTCTGATACTTCCCCTGTTTGTTCCGGCGCTTTTCTAAATATATTGCCATGCAGGCCATCTAACGTTCTGCTTGTTGCACCAAAAAACTTTACTTTTTTTGAATACCGTTCATAATCTTTTGGACTTTGCCCCGATAATACAGGTAAATATTTATCTTTTTTCTTTTTAATTGTGCGATTTCCTTTTATGCAATCCCGCACTTCTTCCCAATCATTTTTAAATTCATCATACAATTCGTGTTCATTTGTTACAGGCATTTTTTATTCTCCCCCTCATTAATAATATTTTTCTTTTCCAGTTTTTCAAAAACCGCATTTTTAAAAGTATGGTAAGGAATTATCTCTACATTTTTCTCATATATCAAAATCAGAGCATTACTATCAAATACATATTTTTTTACTGTAACTTCTTTTGAAAATTGTGCTGAATAATATATAGTTCCTTTATAATGTCTTTCCATTTTTTATTCCTTTTTTACCGTTATTTGATTATTTGTTTCTTTTAGTTGTTCATTCATTCCGCCATGTGCCATTTTTCTTATATCCTTCATTTTGTCATTAGCTACTTTTAATTTTTTAGGAAATAAAATTGACTTGCAAAATTTCCAACGTATTTTAAACGGAGCATTTGCAATTTCCATTAATTGCGCTTTTGCCAATTCTAACGCCATCGCCTTTGTCGTTTTTTCCGCTGCTTTTCTTGCGGCTTTTAATTGTTTTTGCCCCATTTTAATTTTCCTTTAAATAATTTTTTATCTGTATGCACTATATTGCGAAACATAATTCCCCCCTTCATAAACCGGAACGGAAATAACACCTTTACTTTTATCAAAATACGCATATCCGGCTGAAAGATTATCCACTTGATCATCATGCGTTCCTGTAGGGAATGACTGCAATTCTTCAATCCAACTGCTAAACCAAACAGCCCCTTCAGGTACATATACATCGCCTGCTTCAAAAATAGCCTCTAACGGCGTTGCCCTTACTACCTTGTCGCCTTTTGTTCTTATTGATTTAACTACTCTTTGACCTAATAAAATATTTTGCAGCGTTTTAAAAGCGTCTTTACTGTCAAGTGAATTTTCTATGCCTACTTCGGTATACGCTCCGTCCATTGCCGTTATATTTAAAATTTTATTATCTCTTTGAGGTGCGTCTAATCTAAACCGCTTAATATCTTTGACGTATAATTCCCATTGTCTAGGACTTCCGGGTTTTCTTCTAAATGCCAATAACGTACCACTAGTCCAGTCGGGGTCTTGTCCTACTCTTTCTTTTTCCGTATGTGCTAAATCCCATATTCTAATATATTTTAATTCTGGAAATTGTGCTAAAGGTATTTTTTTCACATTATCAACTTGTAAAATATTCCCGCCTTGCGCGGTAGGATTACATTGCAGTAATGACGCTGTACCATAACTACCTAGCGCAGCTTTTTGTCCTTCATACCATTCATTACTAAATCTTTCAGGAAATAAAACCCCCTGTTCATAATCATCACTAAAAGCAGGAATACGCATAATTTCAAACTTTGGAAAATGCGGATTTTCTTTCATTTCTTTTTCAGTCCGGCCTATTATATCGTCCGTATGCCATGCAGTTGCGGTTACTATTGTAATTGAACGCGGTGCGCGCCTTGTCAAAAAATCGTTTGTAAAACTATCCCACATTCGATTCCGCATAATTAGACTTTCCGCATCCGCTCTATTGCGGCAAAAATCATCAACTATACCTAACGTATAGCCTTGTCCTGCCATTGAGCCGCCCAAACCGCAGGCAAACACTTCCCCATTTCTGCCATGCAGCCTCCAATGACTTGCAGAACTATCATACGGATTTAATATCGTTTCTGGAAATAATTCTTTATATTTTTCTTTTAATAATAAATTTCTACTTTCTTTTGAATATCCTACAGATAACGCAGCAGTATGCCCTGTTAATAATACTTTACCGTCAGGGAATAAACCTAAAAAATGTGCGGGCAATTTTCTGCTCACTATTTCTGAATTATGAGTTGGTATCATTCCTTTACCGATTAAATACAATCCCCCTTCAACCTGTATGCAATTGCAATGATAATTTCCCTGTACAAAATACATATTTTTAATTTTTGCATGGGAATTATAAATTATTCCGTTATTCTTTTCAGATAATTCTACACTTTCAATCTGCCGTCTTATTATTATATCAAATTTATTTCTATTCTTTTTTAAAAACGGCCATTTTATTTTTTTTGTTTCCAGTATGCCTGCATCAATCATTGTTTCATCTTTTTTATTATAATAAGTAATCGGCCATTCATGTTCAGGGGTTGTATATATTGTTTCACCGTGTTCAAATTCTATAACGTATCTTTTATATAAATATGTGCCTGTATTTGCGATAACCTGTACAGGTTTTCCAAAAGGATCAAATACAAAATCACCCGCTTTTAATTCTCCATGTTTTTTCCAACCCGTTACAGTCAATACAGGCGTATCTGGATGAAAAGCCTTGCCATGCCTAAACGGAACTATAATTATTAAAAAAGTAGAATGATTTTTCTTTAGTCTTTCAATTGCATAATCTATTTTTTCACATATTATTCTTGTATGCCTGCCAATCATAAACGGTTCACTGGGATTACTCCACATATAATCTATAAAATTTAAATGCTTATTTTTGGCTTTACTTTGCACAACTTTTTTTAATATTTCATATCTTCTTTTATTTCTTTCAACATTAGCAATATTAAAAGGGTCTGACTGCATCATGTTTACAGGCATTGTATTCAGCATTATTTATTTCCTTCATCATTAATGATTGAATAATCGCCTTCAGCCATTAACAATTTATCTATAATCATTATTCCATCATCACCTTCCAGTCTTCTTATTGCGTTTTCCAATTCCTGTATTTCGTCATATCCGTTTTTATTTGCATTATTTGCAAATTCATCAGGATCAAATCCTTTTGTAATGTCAGGAAAAACAAAACATAACATTCTTGACAAATTAATCAAATTGCCTCTTGCAATATCCCCCAATACGGACGCAATAACCGCAATAACTAAAGCGGGCATTTTATCTCTTTTTTCTTCATTATTCATTATTTCTTTTAATTCGCCGAATGTTTTTGTAAATATTATATTTCTGTATATATAACAAATATCTTTTCTTGTTATTTGATATGAATTTTTCATTTCTTTGATATATTTATTTAACGGACTGGACGGTCTTTTTTTTGGCGGGATTAACAATGGTTTTGTTCTAGGAATAATTGGTTTTATTTCATTGACTGAACCTTTTTTTCTTGCCATATTTTGCATTATATGTTCAATAATTTTTAGACTGTCAATATAAAAAATACCGTTTATATTTCCAATTAAATAAATTTACCATATATAATCAAAAACAGTTAAATTCATTATATAAAATCAATTAATGAACATAAAATTCAGTCATTAATTTACACGAAACACATTATATTTTAAATAATTTTATAAGTTTTTATTATCCCAATCTTTATTAATAAACGACTGAAATAATCTTTTTTACCTGTATTGGTGATTATATATACCACATACTTTTAAAGATATTTCCTGAAAAATCATTAAATATATTATTAATCATATTTTTGGCTGTTTCAAATTTTCTGTTAATTTTATTATTAGGTACAAAATGATTACAACTGCTTTCCTTGTTTACTTTTAACTTATACCTATCGCAAAAATACGGTTTATAAGCATAGCAAATACAACATACTTTTATATCATTTTTATATAAAATAAAACCTATTTCTTTTTTTAGAAAATATAATTTGATTGATTTAATTATATTTTTCATAAATCCCTTTTTCGTTTATTTATCGTTTTGGCTATCGAATTAGCCATATTTGTTAATTTATTATCTACTTTTATTTCTTTTCTCTGTTTTCTTTTAGATACGGGTATTTTTTTCCATTTCCCAATTACAGTTTTTGGGAAACAGCCTTTGCAAACGTCATTCCATTCTGTTTTTCCAGTATTGTCGTTTTTCAGCCTTAACGATTTCCATTCATCGGGATTATCCCTTTTATACTGTACTGCTTCATCAAAAGTTTCAAACGGCCCTTCTTCCGTTACGCCGCAAATATCGCATGATAATAACCAGTAATTTTTATCATATTCATCAATCATTTTATATCCCCCTCTTATAAAATAATTATTTCTGCTTCATTTTTCGTTTTTTCTCTTTCTCCCTTTTTATCCTGTTAATCATTCTTGTTTCTTTTTTAGTCCATTCAATCTTTACATTTTCCAAAATACCGCGCAAATTATCCGTTTTAAAATCAAATCTCTTGTTTCGCGGTACAATAATCCCCTTATTTGACCTGTTCATGACTGCCATTTTTAATTTTCCATTGATAGTCAATTGCCGAAATTCCCATAGGCGGTTCTTTACAATTTTTTGCTATATGCCTGCAAAAATCGTCTTTTATAACGCAATACAACCATTTTCTATTTCCTGTTATTTTTGATGATACTTCCCCCTTTATATTTTTAATTTCAGCTTCTACATTTACTATTTTCTGTTTTGACGCTATACATCTGGAACATCTGCCTATGTTTAATATATTCAATTTCTTATTCTCTCTTTATCTAGAATTACTTTTGACATTCCTTTTTCTCCATTTAAAATATTTCTTGTAATAATCGGCCTGTTCATTGTTATTAATTATCGATACCGTATTTAAAAAAATAATAATTATTATTACGGCTATGCAAATAACATTAATCATGTTTTTCCTTATTTAAATCCAACATTTCAACAGCCTTAACCAGTAAATCATATACAAGCAGTATCTTTTTTTCTTTTTCCTGCAAACGCAAATAACGATAATTTGCCAATAATTCTAATTTTGTAATTAATTTTTCGTTTTCCTGCGGCTTGTAATTAGCCAAAAATAAATATTCCCTGTCGGTTATTTTAACTCCAACCAGTTCCTGCATTTCATTTTTAGTCAGTCTTTCCATTGTTATACCCCTCTATACATTATTATAAAAAGGTATTTTTAATTTTTTCCTGAATGAAAAATATACTGTTAATTTATTGTTTTTGACGTTTTTTATCAGTCCATTTCGATAGAACAATTTTTAAATACGGCTTTTGCTGAAATAAATACGGCTTTTATAATCCGCTCTGTAATATTTTGATAACCTGTCCAATAATCTAAAATAATATCAAAATTACCCTGACCTGTTTTCAGTATACGAAAACAATCGCCGATCAAATTATTTAAAATGATGCATTTACCAAATTTTTTAATTCCTGGCCTATCCTGTACCATTTTATTAGCCAATACAATAGCCTGATACATTGTCATTTTATTAATCCTTCTTAATGTTTAAAAATACGATTATTTCATCAAGCAGTTCTAAAACATGGTATGAACTTCCTACAGAATTCCAGTCAACATCATTTAAATTTTGCTTCATTAATCCGTCAACACAGTAATTTTTAATCAATTCAATTTTTGAATCAATTTCTACAATATTACTCGCAAATCTATTTGCAACCTGATTCATACCAACTCCTTTATTATTCCCTGTTCCAATCCCAAAAACATTACCGCAATTACAGCCGATGAATCATCTGTTTTTCTTGCAGACGGTATTATGCCCTCTAACACATCAAATGTTCTTTTATCCGTTTCATAAGTTTTGCCGTTCAATTCAAACGTATATTTTTTCATTTTCCAAACTCCTTACTTAATATATCCCCATTAACAAAAGACCATTCCCCAAAAAGCGGATTTTTTAAATCAATCAATGCCAAAATACCGTTTATTTCCTCTAATCGCGAATTAGTTATTTCAATTAAGTTTTCTTTTGCACGACAGGCCGGATCATTTTCAACATTCATTTCAAAAGTAAAGAATTTTAATGATCTTTCAAGACGTTCTTTACGTTTAATGAGAATGTCTTTTATCTTGTCAAGTTTTGTTTTCTTTTTTTCCATTACCATGATTAACCCCTTATCTCCCTATAAATCCCAATCATCTACCAATTTATTGATTTCCTTTAACGGTAAACCAATAATCTTTTGCAAATAAAAAACAACGTGTTCAAAAGTCCACTTCCTGCTTTTTGCCAATTTCTCAATTTCTTTTATGCTTTTCATTTTTATCATTTATGCCTCCGCAAGCACATTTTTATAATGTGCTATTCTTTTTTC